TCCTTGCCGGCCGCAGGCTTTCTTCTTTCCATCAGCCGGTCCATGTCCGAGGATATCTTCCGGTCGGTGACCTGGGCGTAGACCTGCGTGCTGTCGATATTCGTATGGCCCATCATCCTGGCGATGCTCTCTATCGGAATGCCCGCGGTCAGTGTCAGGGTCCCGAACGAATGCCGGGCCATGTGGTAGGACAGGTTCTCTTTCATGCCTAATGCCACGCCCATTCCATGTACCTCGTACCAGAGGACATCGCGGACCGGCAGCGGGAATACCGGCCTGTCGTCATCCGTGGTGTTGTAAAGATCCAGTATCTGTCCGGCTATGGGATGCAGCGGGATGAACGCCTCCACGTCCGTTTTGGCGCGGCGGATGCGGATATACCTTCTTCCTTCCGAGGTCGTTCCGATGTGACGGGGATGGAGAGCCCTCGTATCCGCGTAGGCCAGACCGGTCAGCGAGGAGAAGATGAACGTCCTGCGCGCCAGCTCCATCATCGGGTCGGGCAGCGGGGTTTCCATCATCCGCTTCAGTTCACTGCGGCTGATATGCCTTAGTTTAGGCGCTTCTTTCCTCTCGTATGCCACGTCCTCTATCGGGTTGGCACGCAATACTTCCCGGTCCACGGCGATGTAGATGAGCCGGTTGAGCCAGCACAGGCA